ACGTCGAAGCACAGCGTCGTTTCCAGTCCCGGGGCGTTGAGGCAGTAGAAGGAGTGGCCGTCCTGCTGGTACGTGTAGGCAGCGGCTTGCGTGAGGTCCGTGGAGGACTGGATCAGTTGCTCCACCGCGAGGTTCGACACCCGCTGGGGGCGATACCCGTTCGCCATCCACACCACGCCATGGCCGTTCGCGTCGGAGCCGAGCCACAGGAACGTCGAATCCAGTTTCTGCGCCGAGTGCGCCGCCACGCAGCCCACTTCCATGATTGCGCCTTCGTTGCGCTCGAAGACCGACGCGGAGCCGGTGTTTCTCCAGCCTTCCACCGTCTTGGATCCGAACAACATCAGGTCGCGGTGATCGACCAGCACAGAAACGAGTTCGTCCGGGCTCGACTCGGCCGAAGCGAAGTCCAGCGCATCGAGGGTCTGTGCCTGATCGATTGCCGACCAGTAGAACTGCTGGGTGTCGGGGCGGATGAACAGGAAGTAGCCGTCGAGGAAGCCCACCCGCGTGGACCCATAGAAGGCGCTGGACGCGATCCGCGCGAACACGTTGGACGCCAAAGTCAGGACGTACCCGTTCGGCCCATCCACGATGACCAGTTGCAGCAGGCCAGCGGCCATGTCCACCAGCCCGGTGGAAGTGCTCAGGGTGCCGAGAAGCGTCGAAGCGCCCGCCGAGGTGAGTTCGTACAGCCCCGCGCCAGCGACGACGAAAAGCCTGCCTGCCGCTTCGTGGATCCCCCTGATTTCGGCCCCGAGGTCGGCAAAAAGCGTCATCCCGGGCACCGCATTCAGCACGGCCGGCACCTTGCCGGTCCCGCTTTCGACGATGGACGGGTAGAGGTTCACCGCCCGCTGAACATCCGCCTTGCGGAAATCCAGTTGGTATGAGCCACCGACGAACGGGATCATTCAGACGCCCAAACTGCGCCATCCCCCACGTTTAAGGGGGTAAGGCACGTAAGTTGATGCTTAACCTCCGGCCTAACAACAGGAGGTCACATGAAGAAGCTGCTACTAGCCGCCTTGGCGGCCTGCTCGTCGGTCTACGCAGGAGATGCGCAGGTCAACATCACCCAGATTCAGGCCACCCTCGTGGACCTGAACCTCAACGACGGCATAGACCCGTCCATCACCATCGGCCAGCCCGGCGGGGTGGCTCAGATGGGCCTCGACTTTCAGCAGTCGCTGAACTACCTAGAACTGAACCAGTGCAATGGCCACTGCGAGATGGCGCCCGACTACACGTCACTCGCGCTGTCGGTCCCCGCCTCGGAATTCAGCGACTGGGCGTCGGCCCGGGCGGGTTACCGGGCCATCGATCCGTTCACCTTCAACCACTTCGCCCTGAGTCCACACACCAGCTACACGCTTGATGTGTCCTACCTCCTGAGCCTTGTGGGTCAGGGGAGCGCGTCCATCGATCTCAACGGGCAGTGGGCCTTCAGGAACACGTCCGGGAGTGAAACCGGCCTCCTGTCCTACACCTGGACCAACGAAACCGACGAGCCTTTGTGGTTCAACTACACCGTTGTGCTGTCGGCCAGCACCAACAACATCGCCGCAGTCCCTGAGCCGGATACCTATGCGCTCCTGCTCTTGGGGTTAGCGGGGTGTGCGGGTTGGCGCCGCGCCAAACGGACCCACAGCGGCGTTCAGCGAGCGGGTGTAGCGGTCGCGCTCCCCGCCTGACACCTTTGCCGTCCTGCCAACGTTGGCATTGCCAGCCGTGAAGTAGGCGTGCCCCGAGGCAAGCCCGGTTCCTTGCGTCCACGAGAGCGAACCGGGCGAGGTGATCGCCACGGTGTCAGCCGGAGGGCTGCCGTTGATCCGGTTGGTCACATAGACGTTGTTCGTCTTGGTCAGGATCGACGCGCCAGCGATGTACATGAAGTCGTAGCACGTCGAGGATGTTGTTGATGATGATCCCGCGCTGCAGGTTGCCCAAGTACAGCGCGCCGTAGCCGTTGGTGGCGCTGGCGTGCAGCTTCACGTAGTTGTTCGTGATGCAGTGGTTGCCCGCGCTGTTCACGAACACGTTAATGCCCATGCCCTTGGTGTCGATGATCTCGTTGGCATGGATGTACATGCCGCGCCCGCTGTTGGCCGTGATCCCCGACTGATTGCAGCGCAGGATGGTGTTACCCCAGACGCGGTTGCCGTGCTCCTTCACCATCAGGTTGTCGGAGCCGGCCGTGCCGTCTGAGCCAAGCCAGGTCGTGGGGGCAATCGAGCCGGTGCCTTCCGACGCCAGGCCCATCTTGATCCCGTTCCCCTCGCTGTTGGACCGGTCCTTGAGCCACCATGTGTTCGCCGTGCCGGTGATCGCGCCAGTGGAGTCCCACTGCCAGTGCTTGAGGTTGGCGTCCCCGATGTCGGTGATGGTGTTGTTGTAGCCGTTGCACTCCGAAGCGCCGCCGAAGTCCAGGCCGTCCTGGAAGTTGCCGGTGATGCGGTTGCTGTAGCAGTCAACCAACCCCTTGCCCTGCAGCGAGAACTCGATGCCGTTGCCGTGCTGGCCCGCGTTGTATTCGTCGCGGGTGTAGCCCACCGGCCATCCCCACACGGGGTCGAACACATAGTTGCTGTAGACCTTCACCCGGGTCCCAGCCATGATGGCGCTGCCGCCAACACCGAACGCCGTTGCGCTGATCGCAGTCAGCGAGCCCGACACGGTGCAGCTCTTGATGGTGTTCGTGAGGTTCGCCGTGGCGCTGCCCATCCCGGCATTGCTCACGTGCATCATCAGGCCGTGCCGGCACCATCCAGAACTGCCCTGCGCGCCGAGGATGGTCACGCTGTCCACGGTGTTACCGCAGCCGGCCACCAGAAGGCCACCGTTCTCCCAGCTCGCCTGCTCGGTCAGGGTAGCGTCGCCAGAGCCCATGCCAGCGTTCCAGGGCACGCGCGTGGAGGTGCGGCCGATGGCGTCGTCGAACAGGTAGTTCCAGTTCGGCGCGTAGAACGTACCGCCCCACACCGTCAGGCCCTCGCCGCGGATGATGAGGCCCGCGCTCATGCGCTTCTCGTTCGTCGTCGCGCCGCGCATATCCACCACAGCCTGGCGGAAGTCGAACACCCGCCCCCGCGCGGTGGACGTGCTCACGCTGTTGTTGCCGAGCATCGGCCCCACGTACCACGATGACAGGATGCCCTGCGTGATCGTGAAGTTCGTGTTCGTGTTGTAGGTGTACTCGGCAATCGTGAAGGTGCCGGTGAACACGATGGTGTCGCCCACCGCGGTCAGGGCAAGGCCACGCGACTGGAGGTCGGAGAACCCGTTGAAGGCGGTGGACATCGACTGACCGTTGCCACCGGCGGCCACCTCGCCCACAGGGCGACAATAGAAGGTCGGCATGGCTCAGACGTAGAGAATGAAGTAGGAGCCGGCCGTGCCGGTTGCATCGATCACCAACCCCGTGTTGAAGATCGGATATGCGCCGCCCTTGAAGTAGGCGTCCGTGGTGTTGGTGTTGGCCGCGTTGGTGAAGCCGATGGGGAACGACGTGCCGCCTGCGGTGGTCGTCGGGTTGTCGCGTGGCGTGAGCACGTACGAGGTGCCAGCAGCCACGCCGACGATTGCGACAAGCACCGTCTTCCCGGTCTGGATCAGCGTTGAGGCGCCGCCAGCCGTGGTCTGCAGCGCCGACCACTTGACGCCGGGGATGTTCATCAGCCGCCCGACCGTCGAGTCCTCCCCGAACAGGAGGGACGACAGCGAGACCGAGCCTGACACCGTGGCCGAGCCCGTGCCGGTGTTGATCGCCAAACCAGCGGCCGGGCCGTCGAGGTCGGGGCTGGGCACCGATGCATACGGGGCGGCGCCGACGTAATAGGCGCCGCTCTGGAGGAAGTAGCGATTGCCCTCGTTGGTGGTGACAACGCTGTAGGCACTGGACGAATCAAACGGCATGGCTGGCTCGCAAAAAGAAAAAGCCGCCCGAAGGCGGCCTTAGTTGAGTTGGGAGGGTCAGTAGTCGTCCGGGTCCGACTGGTACTGCGTATCAACGTTGAGGGGGTAGGCGTTGCGCGCCATCCGAAGGGACTCGTCTCGCATCGTCACGAGGTCCGGCGTCACCGGGATCCTGAAGACGATGCGCAAGTCGATTGCCAACTGAGCCGACAGAGGGCGATACCACTCGGCCGGCATGTCCACGGCGTCACTGGTCTGGGTGAAGTCCGAGATGTACGACAGGTACACCATGCGGACCACCTGGGTCACGTCCTCGGGAGCACAGGAGAGGTAGACCTTCGCGTTCGTGCGCTGCGCCTCGAAGTACAGGCCGCTCGGGGTCCCGTCCGTGAGCTTGGAAGGCAGCGCCTCGTAGTGGCTCAGCAGCAGCGACTCCATCGGCGTGTCGTTGCCATCGGTGTCCCGGCGAACAGCCGTCTCGATGTCGAACGGCCGGCGCACCTTGTCGGTGTAGGCAAACACCCGCGCCCCCGAGAGCGCGATGCCCGTGAGCGTCGCCGTGAGGGTCACGGTGGAGCCCGCAGGAGCACCATTGATCGTGGTCCATTGAAGGGCTCCGCTGGCGAGTTCCACCGCGATGTTCATCCCGGAGGACAGACCGGTGATGCTGGCGACGGTGATCGTGCCCGCACCCGCAGATGCGCCAGCAGTCAGCGTCGTGGTGACGTAGGACTCCGTGGCGTGGTCCCCGGAAGGGCCAAGGCTGTACTCCACCTGATCCTGCTGGAGGAACAGGTACGCCCGGCGACGGGTCCACAGCTTCAGGCCCGGAGCGAAGTCGATCTGCCCGGTCCACTGCTTGACCAGCATGTTCAGCTTTCGCCGCGCGGTCTGGTAGTCCGTGGCATCGATGGACTCGTGAGGATCGATGATCCCAGCCGTCTCCATCGCGTCCTGGATCAGTTCCGTCTCGGTGATGCTGAAACTCGTGGTCATGCGGCTTTCCTCATCACACTGTCAAAGGCCGCCCACGCCTGATCCACGCTGATGTTGGACTGGCACAAGGCAGTCCCTGTGCGCTCGTCCTTCGCGCAGTGGTCGAAGCTGTAGTGGAGGAGATGACATGGGAAGCACGGCGTATCGACCGGCTCCAGAGCCACGGTGTTCACCCAGTGCTTCGTCAGGTTGTTGGCCGAGCTGTGGGACAGGAACACCAGTTTCGGCATCGGCATATGGGATGCGGCGTTGAGCATCCCGGTCTCCGGGCCGATCACCACGTCGCACTGTTCGAGCATCGCCATGCTCTGCCGGATGGTGTACTTGCCGGCCATGCGGATCACGCGGGGCTCTTGCTCCCAGCCGCGCTCCAGCATCTGCGACATCTCATCGCCAACGGTGAGGATTCGAGCGCCGGGGTTCTTCAGTAGCACGCGGGCGAAGAAGTGATCCATCCAAGGCCACACCTTGTGCACCGAGGACCCCGCTAGCGAGAACATGATGAGCATGTCCCCGCCGAACTTCGCCCGCTCTTTCCTCGCCCACGCCTTCTCTTCGTCGGTGGCGTAGAACTTCGGCTTCGGCGGCATCGGCACGCCGGCCAGGTCGTGCAGGAACTCGAAGTAGTTCGCGTTCAGGTACTTGTGCCGCACCGGCTGCGGCCACAGGTGCTGAGTCCTCCCGGGAAGAGCGAGGAACGTCCCCTCGACCGACTCCGACAGGTTGATCCACTTGTCGTACTTCTTCGCTTCCCAGCCCCAGAAGTCCGCGAGGTACTGGTTCGGCACCTGGTCGGTGTCCTGGATGTAGAAGGCGTCCACGTTGGGATCGGCCTGCATCACCTCTGCGCCCCTCGGGGTCGTGTAGAGGGTGACGTGGTAGCCCTGCTCTTTGAGCCCAGGGAGGATGCTGGAGGTCTGGATCAGGTCACCGAAAGCGCCGTAGCGACACACAGCCGCGCGCTTCTCGGGCTTGGGTGTCTTGTATGACTGCAGCCGCTTGCCATCGGTCCGCTTCTTGTAGACCTGGAAGAAGCTGTATTCCCGGTTCTCCGCGCGATCCTCGTTCCTGACGAGGTCCCACGAGAAGTCAGACATCGCTTCCACGATGTCCTCGGGCATGAAGTCGTGCTTGTGATCGGGATTCGCTCCCTCCTGCCCGATGTTCGGGTAGTGGAGCTTATGTGGGAGGTACAGGACCAGATACCCGCCCGGTTTGATGACCCGCCACCACTCTTTCAGGGTGGAACGGTAGTCCTTGATGTGTTCCAGCAGGTGCGAGCTGTAGACAAAGTCCATGCTCGCACTGCCGAACACGTCTAGCTTGGTGCAGTCGCTGACGATATCCGGCTTCATCTCGATGCCGAACAACTGCGTATCGGTGTAGTTGTCCACCCCGATGAAGTGCGGGAAGGCCTTCGACGGCCCGCAGCCAAGGTCCAAGCCTCGGCCGCGGGTGTACGGGACCAGTTCCCACACAACCTTGCCGGTTTCGTTCCCGGCCGGATCGTCAGCGCGCCAGACCATCAGGGAGCCGACAGCGAGGCGCCCGGGGTGGCGTAGCACTCCAGGCCGAAGCTCATCACGGCCGTGGCGTCGGTGCCGTGCGTCAGCCAGAACTGGTCACCCTGGGTCAGGGAAACCGCCGTGGCGAGCACGTTGGACTGCACGGTGATGGCCGCCGAGGTCAGCGCCGACAGCGTGGTGGTGGTCGTCGCGGTGCCGCTCTTGACGAACAGGAGTGGCTGCGAGGCCGAGGTGGACGCGACGTTGGGGGTCACGCAGGCGGCGCGGATCTGCATGGCAGTGAAGGCGCCGAACTTCTGGCTGACGCCGTTGGCGCCGACAGTGGTGTTGCCCGCGAACACATGCGGCGTGAGGTACGCCGGATGGTCGTAGGTGTGTTGCTTTGCGGTGGGCATTGGATGCTCCTAAAGAAAAGGGCTCCCGAAGGAGCCCCTGTGTTCATGCGATGAGGATCAGGCCGCGCTGTCCCACTTGTAGACGCGGGCCTCGCTGGCCGCGGTCTGCACGAGACCGAAGCCGTTGAGCGAGTACCAGGCCACGCCCTTGGACCGGCCGTAGTCGGTCGGGATCTTGGCGCGGATCTCCTCCGGCACCGCGATGCCCTCGGCCACAGTGTCCTCACCGAAGAAGAAGATCCAGTCGCTGGTGGCGTTGTCCCACGCGTCCGCCGTGTTGGTGAACGGGTTGAACGTGGTGGAGTTCGCCGCGCCGCCCTTCGGGATGTTGGTCTGCTCGACGTAACGGACGTTCTCGTAGCGGCCGATCTCGCCGTTCATGATCATCGTGAGGCCGGCATCGGTGTACTGATGCAGGGTCTCCAGGTTGTTCTTGAACGTGCGCAGGGTCGTGGGCCACGCGAGGGCGTAGTAGTCATCCGCCGTGTAGGCGGGGACGTTGGCCTCCTTCATGAGGTCCACGATGGCCTTGGCGTGGTTGTTGTTGAACGCCACGCTGTTGGTCGCCGTCGCGGTGCCGTTGGTGGTCAGGCTGACCGCGGAGGTCGAGGTGCCGCCGGTCGGAACCACGCGCATCGGGGTGCGGTTGAACTGCTGGTGAGCAGCGCAGTCCATCACCTTGGTGGCGTCGTTCTTGAGCACCTTCATCACGGTGTCCTTCACCGAGAACTTGCTCAGGTCTTCCAGCTTGCCGCTGTAGGGGACGCTGTTGCCGTACTCCGCAATCGTCAGGGTGCCCTGAGTGATCGTGAAGTTGCTTTCCGGCATCGTGTTCGTTTCCGTCAGCGTGTTGCCGCGCGTCTGGATGTTGGACACGATGTCCCAGGTGAAGGTGTCACCCTTCTTCTTGCCTTGCTGCGACGCGTCTTTCACGTCGCAGAACTGGCGGAACTTGACCGTGGGTTGCAGGGCCTGGCGGAGTTCGTCCGACAGGTTCAGCGAGTAGAAGTAGCCGCCAAGGGTGTTGACGGCCCAGAGTTGCGATGCCATTTAAGGCCTCCTAACGATTGGGTTGGATCTGTCGTCCCCGACGTGCAAGCCGCTGCTGCTCGATGATTTCCGAGGTGGTCATGGGCTTCTTCTCTTGGGGCGCTGGGGCTCTGGCGTTGGCCGCCTGAACCGACGTGATGGTTCGTTTGCGCTCCTGCTTGTCCTGGGGAACGGCCGGCTTGTTGCCGGTACGCTCTTGCAGCCACTTGCGGACGGTCTCGCCGTGCTTGCGGTAGGCCGCCACGGGGTCGCCAAGAGGCTCCCCAACGGCCGCCGCATGATCCAGGCGGTCTTGCTCCAAACGGGCTGCGTAACCCAGTAGAACGGGGTCGCTCGCGATCTCAGGGAATTCGCTGTCGAAGACTTCTCGAGCCCTCTCCAGCCGCAGGTTCTGGGAAACGACTCCGCTGACAGCCGTCACCAGCTGATTCGGGTCGAATGGCGGCGCGTCCGAGGATGGCGCCTGTTGCTGAGTGGCGTCCGGCTGCTGGCCGGATAGCCGCTGTTGAGCCTGCCGAAGCATCGCCTCGGCTTGGCGTTCTTTCTCTGCCGCCTGCTGCAGCAGCTTGTCGGCTGCCGACTCCTTCTGGAGCGTACGGCGGCCGGCTTCGATGATCTTGTCTTCCGGGACTTCGATGGTCTGACCGTGCACCACGATCTGGACCATCTTGGCCGCGGGCTTGGCCTCGACTGGGGCCTCTTCCTGTTGCTCCGGCTCCTCGGCTTGTGCCTGAGGCTCCGGCTCACTCTTCGGCTCGTCCTGAGCGATCTCGCCCGTGGCCTCGTTGAAGGCCTTCAGGTCAGGCGCAATCTCTTCGTGCGCCCGCTTGGCGATCTCCGCGAGGGCCGCATTGCGGCCAGCGTGCGCGGGTTGAAGTTCCGGTCCGCCCTGCTGGGTAGGATCGAGGTCACTCATTCAGATGACTCCAGAGATGGGGTTGCCCCCGGGTTCAGTAGAGTTCTTCCCTACTGACTGTTGCGGTGCCGAACTTGCCGACGACGATCCCCGCCGCCTTGTTCGCTAACCGCATGGCTTCGCGGTACTCCATGCCTTCATGGAGCGCGTGCGCCATCACTGCCAGGACCGTATCGCCGGCCCCGGTCACGTCGAAGACTTCGCGTTCGTCGTCGCGGATCGAATAGATCCCGTCGTCGCTGAAGTCGATCATTCCCCGCTCGCCGAGCGTCACCAAAAGGTGGCCGAGGTTCAGCGATTCACGCAGGGCGATGCACTTGTCCTTGAACTCCGAGGGATCAGACCATGAGCCCACAACCGCGCGCAGCTCGGACTCGTTGGGCTTCAGAAGGAACGCGCCCTTGTACTTGGCCCATTCCGTGCCCTTCGGGTCCACCAGCGTCCGGCACTCGGCCTCGCGGATCATCCGAGAGACGTTCGTAAGCGCACCCTTGCCGTAGTCCGAGAACACCACCACCGAGGCGTCGCGCTCCCGATATGCCCTGTCGATGGCGCTCAGTTCCAACTGCCCCGGGCGCTCGTCGAAGTCGATGCGGTGCAGTTGCTGGTGCTTCGACACCACGCGGATCTTCTGCGTGGTGCTGTTGCCGAAGCCTTGGACCTTCACCCCCGACAGCAGGCGCCGCAGTTCTTCGCCCGCCTCGTCCCGCCCGATGGCCGAGATGATCGACACCGGGGAACCGAGGCTCTTGATGTTCAGCGCAACGTTCGCAGCGCCACCAGCACGTGCATACGTGCGCTTCACCGCGGCGATGGGGACAGGCGCCTCTGGGCTGATGCGGTCTACCGAGCATTCCCAGTAGCGGTCCAGCATCGAATCACCGACGACGAGGATCATTCTTCGTCCAATGCCTGTTCAGCCATGCGGCCGGCATTCACCAGTTCCACCAGCCACGCCTTCATGCTGCGAGCGCGCCACACTTGGTTCTGAAGCTGGCGGATGCGGTTTCGCCGCCACGGGGAGACTTCGGAGAGAAGCGCTTGCGCCTCTTGGATCTCCTGATCGCACCGGCCGACGATGAACCGGCCGAGTTCGGAGGACAGGAACTCATCCGCATCCCGGCCCAACACGGCCTCAGCCAACAGAAGCTCATTCATCCGTGGTCGTCGCCTGTTGGACCATCATCTGCGACGGCATCAGCATGGCCTCCACCACCGTCTTGGCGGTCTGGGCCTGCTTCAGGTCGATGTCGGCCGAACCGATACGCGCGTCGGTCTGCGCCTGCACCATCTGCGCGGTCTTGTCGGCCTTGAGTGCTTGCAGTTCCTGCCCCATCGCCTGCATCTGCTGGCCCATGGCCTGCATCTGCGCCATCAGCATCTGCTGGCCGGAGTCGGGCTTGAAGAAGCGCGCGCCATCACGATAGCCGGCAAGGCCGAACACCTCGCGCCTGACAGCCTCGGCATCGATGCCCGGCACCTGAGAGGCAGTCGCGTAGGCTTGAGTCGCGCCCATGAACCGCGCCAACTTCTGGTCCGGGTCCGTAGCACCCAAGCCAACGTTCACGCGGACCGTCAGGCTCTGGTTCAGCATCTCGTCGGTCACCTGATCGATGCCGTACTTCTGCTGAAGCTGTGCCCGCTGCCCGGCAATCGCAAGGACCGCCAGGTCGGTCTCATACTTCTGCTCCAGCTTCACCATCTGCCGGAGAACAGGCTCCACCCACGTCTCGACGAAAGTACGAATGCCGTACTCCGTCATCTGGTTGGCCGAGCCGCCGAGCATCTTCATGCCGCCAACGGTCTCGTTCAACTGGCGGTTCGAGGCGATGGACGACTGGCTGAAATTGCCCGTCAGTTCATCGAAGTCAACGTTCAGGCGGTCCTGCTCGGCGTAGGCGCTGCTGGTCACGTCGGGCCAGTTCAGCTCGACAACGTCCGTCGCCGGGTTCTCGACCATGATCGCCCCGCCCGGGACGTTCTTGTTCAGAGCCGCGACATCGACTTGACCGTTGCGCTTGACCAGCCACCGCTTGTTCAGCACCAGCGACACGTTGTCGCGGCGCTGGTTCACGGTGTCGTTCAGCTCGCGCTGCATCTGCGAGCCGATGGACACCAGCGACTCGGGCTCTGCCTTGTGCGCCTCGATGACGAACTGCCCGATGACAAAGGGCCGCTCGCCGTGGAAGTAGGCCTCTTCCAGCGGGACAGGCTCGGTCAGCATCTGCTGCGTGCCGAGCGTCCAATACACCACCTCTTCCCCGTTCAGGCGCACGAAGTTCTCGTGACACCAGACGATCTCGAAGTCGGTCAGCGGCGCGTTGTTGTCCGAGATGGGGTCTTGCCGCTTGCCCTCACGAGCCAGGCGGATGGTGTCGTAATCGACCATCGCCGTGCGGATCTCTCCGTCCTCCAGCTTCGCCCACTTGCCCTCTTCCATCTTCTGGCGCACGTCATCGACGTACATGGGGACAAGGCGGATCAAGTACGGGCTCGAACCAACCACGTTGGTCCAGTCCGCCGCCGGATCGAAGCGCAGGTTCTCGCGCGGCAGCAGTTCGATGCAGGGCTTGTCTTCCAGCACCTGGACGTTCTCGACCGCCTGCGCGTACGGGCCATCAGGCCCAACCAGCGGTTGCCCAAGGTCGTCCACCACCGGCTCGTAGGAAGTGGAGACCTTCTCCTTGTACTTCCAGTACTGATACGAGCACACCACACCGATCACCTGAGCCTCTTGGATCGCTCCAATGAGCAACAGGTACCAAGGAATGGTCTTCTGCAGCCGGTAGTTCAGCAGCTCGTTCAGCAGTTCGGCCGACGCCTTCTGGATCGGGTCGGCGTCGTTCTCCGGCTCGATGGACACCACGTCCACGTTGGAGAAGAA